GAAGTATGGGCGCGAATCGGTGGACAGCTTCCGGTAGCGACGAATGACGTTGGGGGTGACGCCAGACTCCGTCACGGTGCCGCCCGCCATGATGGCATAGGCAGCAAGCGAGATCCCGCCCGATTCGAGATCCCATTCCATGACGGGACCTCCGCCACGACTCGCCACCACCTTGTCGTCGCCTCGAAGCTCTTGGAACTCCTCCGTTTCGGAGAAGGAGAACGTCTGGCTGGCTGGGAGATCGACGGCGCTGCCGGTCTGCGTCGTACCGTCTGAGCTCAAGGGGATGAGCTTGACGTCACGCAGACCGTACGGGAGAGCGTATGAACTGATGGTCATTGTTATTCACCTCTTCTGTTGGGTTGCGGAACATCCTCGTGGACACGAGCGCTCCTGTCTTCGTGTTGAACTTGTGAAGGATGGTCACGCCAGGGCGCTTGCCGCACCGAGAGGAGCGACATGCGACCTCCACGAAGTCTCCTTCGATGACTCCGTGGAGGATGTGTGATGGACACCTGATCTCCACTCATCGGCGATTCGGCTTGGGCTTCTCTTCGGAAGCAGTCTGGTTCGGAGCTTCCGGAACTTCCGGGACTTCCGGAACTTCCGAGGGCGGCGCAGGTTCGTGATCGATGCCGACCAGTTCCCAATCGGGGTCCTTGATCAAGATCTCGCCGAGGTCCTTGGACACCGCGACCTTCTCTCGCTGTTGTACTGAGACGGAATCGTGATGGAGTCCGTATCCGTTGAGGATGTCTTCCGAGGACATCTCCCGAACGTGGGCGGTGCCTCGATAGCGAAGGATCATCTTCATGTCATTCTCTCCCTGTAAGCTGTAGTGATGCGAACTTGGTGATGCACTTGAGCTCATCGTCGGCAAGCTCTCCACTCTCGCCTTGCCACTCGCAGGCAATGCCGAGAGGATCGATCACTTGGCCGGCCAAGGCTCGAACTTCTTTGAGGTAGCTCTCGATGCGATCATATGAGCCAGGATCGTCATAGGCCCAGATCTCAGCGCTTCGCGACGTTGCCAAAGGCCTTGCGTTGTCATCAAGTCTCGGACGATCTCCTTGGATGCGGTAGATGACGAAGGGCCTGGACATCGGAGGAGCGGTGATCGATCCTGCTGCGAAGACGGATTGTGTCGGGACGATCGCGGTCAGAGACGGCGTGCCAATCAACTTACCGTACAGCCAGAGCCTCCAGTTCATGACATCCTCTCAATCAAGTCTCGGAGGCCAGCCATGATGCGGTGCCCTTCGGCCTCGATCGTCGGCCTGATGATTGAGAATCTTCCTGCGAATCTGACCTCAAGCCAGATTCCGTACGGAACAGAGTGGAAGAGATCGATGGCATGTCGTCCTTCGCCGTCGCCTGAGTAAGTGGCGAACAGACCTTGGCGAGCATTGCCAGTCCTATCGGTCCATGGCGCATTGGAGCGGGCATAGTTCTGTACTCGCTGGGAGTTGGCAAGCATGTACCCAGAGATGGCCCTGTTCAAGCGAGGGCCAAGCTGTGCGGCCGACACACGAAGCTCGCCAACATCCATCGAGAACGAAACCTCAGCCATGGCGGATCACCGTTGCCTCTAGGCGCCAGCCGATTCGAGCGACAGCGAGCACTCGCCAGAAGTCGCTCCCGAAGGAGTCTGAGTGCTCTTCGAGTACATCGTCAACCTCGAAGTCAGCGCTGGGAAGAGCGATGATCGCCGAGTCGGCCGAGAGGACTGCGCCAGTGGCGCTCGTGAAGGTTCTCGGCTGGCCGGCCAGGCTCACAATCCGAACGCACTGCGGAGGAAGAGTCTTCGTTGAAGACGTCGCAACTCCTCCGGTGCCGGTGGGCGTACGAACAGGACGTGTCACAGTGACGTACGTTGGGTTGGCCTCGATGAACATACGAGTCGCACCGAGGTGCTCAGCGGAATCGACCTTCATCATGTCGTCCTCTCGATCGAGGAGACTCTGGGGTTGAGCGCGGCAGAAGCTCCGCTCTCGGCATCCACGACTGCTTGCCATTCCGTGATCATCGCCGAGGCGTGCTTGAAGAGATCGCTGAACTTGTGAGAGGCGCCAGCCTCCGAGACGTCAACGGCAGCAGCGTATCCGGCAGCGATTGAACGCCATATGGCGACAGTGGCAGAGGCAACAGTGCCCTCATCGATGAGCACGGCGATGTACTCATCGGTGTAAGGCTCTTCGTTACTCGTGCGTGAAGTGTTGATCCTCACGCGAGAGATCTCTGCCGCTGTCGCCATGATCAGGCCTCGTCGTCAGCTTCGAGACGTGCGATCAACTCTTCGATGCCGCCCGACTTCTTCAGGCCGCGCCGCTCGCACTCTTCCTTCAACTCATCGAAGGAGAGTGCGTCGTACGGCACCGTGAGATCTTCGTCGCTGTCGCCGTCGCTGTCGTCGTCATCGCCGTCGCTCGTCAACTCGTCTTCTGGCTGGGGAAGCCACGGACGATCGGCGAGGTACTGACGGTCATCTTCGCTGAGGTTGTCGTAGTCGATCTTCTTGCTCATTGCGTTTCACTTCCTTTGTTGAGAGATCGGTCATCGCCCACCGCGCCTCTTCGCTGAGGTTGTAGCCAGCGCCTAGTGAGGAGCGGTGGGCGACGAAGTTGATCAGGCGTACGCCGTGGGGATGGTGTACGAACCTGCGACGGTGACTTGCATGACCACACCGGCGCCGCGATGGCGGACACCAGTGCCGAAGCCACGCTGGTAGAAGCTGTCGATCAACGGATAGTCGCCGTCCGACTTCCCGCCGATCTGCAGCAACCCTCGCAGCGCCGTGTTGGCGTGCTGACGGAGGCCGACAGGGTTGGTCGCTGCCTGCTCGCCTCCGGTGGCGAATCCGAGCATGTACCCAGCGGGCACATAGTCGTCTTCGATCACCAGCCACGGACCGTACGCGCCGGCCACCGGCATTCCGTTGAGGCTCGAAGGAGGCTGGCCGCCAGAGATCCCGCCGGTGTTGGCCGGCAGGAGGAAGGGAGCTTGCCCAACCGCAGGGATGAAGTCGTTGGACGATCCCGACGAGATCCTGAACGTCTTGATGGTGGCAAGCTGCGCTCGGTTGACGAGGAGGAATAGCTGCGAGCCATTCTGCTTCCCGTATCCGTGGTGCACCAGGTGCGTCTCCATCTCGTCCAGGTCGCCTCCGTCCACCGTTGCCGCACCGCTGGTGAGGTAGTGGTTGTGGGTGGAGAGGTGGGTGTTGTTGCCGTAGGTCGGAGGCACCGTGCCGTCATTGTTGTAGAACGGATACACGTTGATGGCCTGCTGGCGGATCGTCGCCGTGCGGTTGACGTTGTTGAACACCGCCTTCATCACCTTGGTGAAGACGAGTCGGTTGTCGGCTTCGAGGGCGCTGTTGTGCAGGGCCTCGACTTGGCCGGTGGTCGCTTCCGAGAGGTACATCCACGTGTACCGCACCGCAAGGTCGTACCACTTGAAGTCGTAGCCCAGCGAGAAGTACGCCCCACCGCGGATGCCCTTGGGCACGCCGAACTCGGACGCTTCCTCGAAGTCTTCGCCGCTGATCTGCGGAACGTCCTCGATCGGCTGAGCGACATCGAACGTCAAGAAGTCAACCAGGCGCTGACGTCGTGCGTTGTGGATGTTGAGCGTGGCCTGGAACTCTGCCCAGATCTCGTTGAGATCACGGCCATCAGCCGTCTGGGTGAGAACGTCGGCCAACGTGTTCGTGCCTCGTGCACCGCCCTCGAATGGGTAGGCGAATCCGAGCGTGCTCAGATCCACCAACTCGTGAGCGGTGTCGAACGGTGTTGCGACTCGTGCCAGTCCCGATCGAGACGGCAGGAGGAGAGTGTTGCGGTTCATTGTTGTTGATCCTCCTTCGTTGATCAGGTGCCGATGTACGGCTGGGTCGAACGGCGCACGATGAGGCGAGTGGCCTCCACCGTGAAGCCGATGGGAGTCTTGGTGGCCGATGCCGCGCTGACGCCGAGGGCGCCAGTGGTCGTGTCGGCAGTGATGGCAGTCCCGGCGACCAGTGGAGCAACGCACTCCACGACCTCTCCGCTTGTCATCACGTCCACCACGTCGCCAGCCTTCATGTCTCGCGTCAGCACGAGTACGCCGATGATGCCGGTGTTGCCGGCGCCCACGACGACCTTGCCGCTGGAGTTGAGGCCAACGCCAATGGGGTTGTCTGCGTTCTTGGATGTGTCAGCATTCAGCGGAGCGCGAAACCCACCGGAGAGGTTGTCATACTTGTCGTATCGACTCATCTCTGGTCTACTTCCTTCCTTGTTGTTGAGTGCGCCTTAGCGACGCAGGGCTGGGTACTTCTTCGCCAGTGCTGCCTTGTCGTAGGCGGCACCCTTCTTGGGCTTGCCGTTGCGAGAGGTCACTGGTCTTCCCGATCGAGTGGCGCCTGCTCCGCTGGAGGCCTTATCGCCATCGTCTTCGTCTTCATCTTCGTCGCCGCTGGCAACGATCTTCTTGAACACGCCCTTCTTCAAGAGCCTCTTGAGATGCTTGTCCAAGTCTTCGATCTCGCCTTCATCGTCAGGCTGTACGCCGTTCTTCCGGAGGCGAGACAGGGCGACATCGGCCTCGCAGTCGATGTCGAGATCTTCGAGCGCTTCGGCAACCGATCTCTCCAGGTCAGCCTCCATGCGCTCCGCTTGGGCCTTGGCCCGCTCTGCTCGCAGAGTCTTGACTTCATCCTCCAACTCTTGGAGGCGCTTCTTCGTGGCCTCATCGGTCACGCCATCCTTCTTGAGCTTCTCCAACTCGGCTCTGGCCTCATCTCGCTCGGCGATGGCAGCATCACGCTGAGCAGTCCGCTCCTTGGCTCGGATGCGATATTTGGCGTTCTCCCGGCTGAGCCTGTTGTCAGGCTTCTTCTCGTCATCCTTGGACTTGCCAGAGTCGTCGTCTTCGTCGTCGTCGTCTTCGTCGTCGGATTCATCGCCGTCGCTCTTGTCGCCATCACCTCCTCCATCGCCGTCGCTGTTGCCGTCCGTCGCGCCTCCCCTGAAGACAGGCGACGATGTGCCGTCCAGCCACCGATGGCAGAAGATCCCGTTGACGAGTCCCGTGCCGATGTACACATGGTCATTCGCTGAATGATGTCTCATGGCTCGGATCATACGCCGAGGAAGCACGGTCATTCACGTAATGGAGGAGAGAAATCTGCCCTTATGCTTGTCGCTTTACTTGCGGAGCGATGTTGTTGCCGACCTTTGAGCGCGGCACGCGAATCAGAACCAAGTCTGCTTGTCGAGCAAGAAACTTCTCGTGATCATTCATTGCATAGCCTCCATGATGATGGTTGCTTTCGGCTTTCCTTTGAGCCCAACTTCATCGATGATAGAAATGACACGCCAGCGTTGGTCTCGTGGCAGCAGTATTTCCATCTCGTCGCCATCCAAGATCGCTCCTGTCTGTCCTGCCGATACTCTCAGCTCAATTCTGACCGAAGGAGATTCGCCAAACGCCCCAAACTGTCCAGCGATGTTCGAGTCGAGAGTTGTTGAGAAGTATGCACGATCCATGAAGGCACCGCCTTCTGATATGCCATCCATGAACTCTCGATACTCTTTGGAAGTCTTGAATGCCATTCCGCGGTGAAGCGTCATGCCCTCTGGGAGTACGGACTTGGCTATGACTTCGTCAACATTCTTGACGTGCATCCTAAATACGTCATCCAGTGGAGTGCCATCTCGCAATGAGTTGTTGATCTTCTGGAATGTACCGAAAGAAGATTGGTACACATTCATTGATCGAGATTCATCGTCCGTGCGAGCGCCTTGCCTTCTCTTTGCTGATTCCCACAACCTATCCCGCTCAGCCTCTCTCTCGCGCTTCATTGCGCCTCTGTCGATGTATTGATACCCAGAACTCTCCGTGCGGACAAATCTGGCCGGCACTCTTTCAACTTCCCCTGTGACATCATCAACAACATCGATCATCTCATCTCCGAGATCGACCTTTATCCCAGCCCTTTCCTCAAGCCAAGAGTCATATCTTCCCGTGGCCAGTCCGTTGATCAACTCTTCGTCATCAACAACGATCGTCGTCAAGTAGCAAAGACATTGTGGGTGGGGCTTGCCAGGGACGTTCGACGGAGAGAAGATCCCTGCGCCAAGGTTCTCTGTGTCATCATTGGCGAAGTCGTCGCAAGGATCTGGGCGCGGATGCGAGCCAGAGAGGTTCCACTTGAATCCTTCCACCCAGGGCTGCTCTGCTGCGGCGCGAATCGTCGTGGTGTGGAAGGCATTGTTGATCTCGGTGCGGGCAAGTCGGCGAGCGGCAAAGGAGACTCCTCCCGGCACTCTCGGATCGATCATCGACTTCACTGCCTTGGCAATCTCGGCTGCCGATGAGTTAGAAGCGATCATCGAATTGAGAGTTTGCTCTACCCACTTGTTGGCGAGCGCTTGTGTGCGGTAGACGTTCGGCGACAGCTTGATGTCGTTGATGATTCGAGACATGACGTTGTTGGCAGCGAAGTTTGCTCCTTGAACGATCGATTGCCGGAGGCCAACGTCACCGATCGCTCGAAGAAGGATCGAGTCCAGCGCCATCAAGCCGTCAACGCCGAGTTGCGCCGCTCTCTCGATCTCCTTGGCCATCGCCGCATCGATCGATCCCCACATCTCTCCAGAGAGGGCCTTGAGCGTTGCGACGGCGACTTGTAGTTGTGCTCGGCGAGTCGCCGCACCTACTCCGTCGCCGATGATCGCGGCAACTCGGCGCTCCGCTTCCTTCGAGGCTTCAAGGAGGATCTGCGACAGTTCTTTGTCGAAGTCCCGTTGATCGGCGAGGTGCCGTATCCAAGTCCTACGAGCGGCAGCTTGCGCTTCGTCCGAGGGCGCAAGCTCAGGCATCGATCTCGCTGTCCATTCTGCTGCCGGTCACGTCCGTCTCGATCTGCGCCATCAACGTCATCTCCGTTGCGATCTGGTCGATCATCTCGGTGTCGTCGCCGAAGTCGTAACCGATCTTCGTCAACTC